AAGTTTTAATTCAATTATATCTAACTCCTGGATCTACTCAAAATGGAGACACTATAAATTTTTACTACGAGAATAGAATACAAGATGCAGGTGACTATACTAATGCAGCAAACGTTCCTTTTAGATTCGTTCCTTGCATGGTTGCAGGTTTAGCTTATTATTTAGCAATGAAATACGCAGCACCAAGAATACAAGAATTAAAATTAATTTATGAAGATGAATTGGCAAGAGCTCTAGAGGACGATGGTTCTTCAAGTAGTGCTTTCCTTTCACCTAAAACTTATTATCCAAGTATGTAATTATGGGAAACACAGCAAGAGGAAAACATGCATTATTTATTTCAGATCGAAGTGGTCTGCAATTCCCCTATACTGAAATGGTTAGAGAATGGAATGGATCTAGAGTCCATACTTCTGAATATGAACCTAAACAACCTCAATTAGAACCAAAACCTTTTACAGCTGATCCTCAAGGATTAATGCATCCAAGACCGGCAGCAATTCAATTACCTACTACAGATTTTTTACCACAAAACCCTTTTACAATAACAGCAAGCTTAACACAGGTTTCTGTTTCTTTTCCAAATAGTAATTATTCAAATGGAGATTATGTAAGATTTCAAAGAATTTCTGCACCTATTGGAGGAGTGCCTATTACAACTTTAGAACTTGAAACTACTTTAAATGGAAATATTACAGCTACAGATAATTCAATAACTTTAACAAATTCATCAGCCTTACCTTTACAAGGATATATTATGATTGAAAAAATTGATTCAGTTACCGGTCTTTATGCAAATGAAGTAATTTACTATAATGGTAATTCAGGAAATGTTTTATCTAATTGTGTAAGAGGAACAAACGCACCTTTTAGAGGATTGGTGCCTGTAAATACAACAGCCGTTAGTCACGATTCGGGAGCCAAAGTTTTTGGGGCTTACTTAATTACTTTAGTACCTACGACTGTACTTTCTACAGGACAACCTTCTTCATTTACGGTATACAATAGTTTTACGTTTAATTTAATTAGTGCTGCATCAAGCAATGAAATAGGAGGCGGGTTACAAACTTTAAGTGGACCTGTAAATAATAAATAATGACATACGCAGAATTAGTACAAAAAATTAGAGATTACACAGAAGTAGATTCAAATGTTTTAACTTCTACTATTGTAGATGGTTTTATAAATGATGCTGAATTTAGAATTTTAAGAGAAGTAGACTCCGATAATAATAGAAAATATGCATCAGCTTCATTAGTTTTAAATACTAGATTTATAGATACACCTACAGATTTATTAGTAGTCAGATCTGCCCAAATCGTAGATTCCGACGGTACAGCCTCTGCAGACAATAGAGATTTTTTACAGTTCAGAGACACTAACTTTATGGCTGAATTCAACCCTACAGGCTCTACAGGGGTTCCTAAGTACTATAGTTACTGGGATGAAGACACTTTAGTTTTTGCTCCTACCCCTGATGCTACTTATACAATTCAGTTAAATTATGTCTTGAAACCCACTGGATTATCGGCTACAACTACAACTACATATCTGAGTCAACAATTTCCCAACGGCTTATTATATGCCTGCCTAGTAGAGGCTTACGGTTTCTTAAAAGGACCTCTTGACATGTTACAACATTATGATAAAAAATATGTTGAGGCTGTTAAAGGATTCTCAATTGAACAAATGGGAAGACGAAGACGGGATGAATACCAAGCAGGTGTTCCTCGAATAGGAAAACAATAGGAGAAAAATTTTATGGCAATAACACAAGCAATCGCAAACTCGTTTAAAAAAGAATTATTAGATGGAGATATGAGTTTTAAACAAACAGGTGGAGACACTTTTAAAATAGCTCTTTATATTTCAACAGCAACTTTAAATTCAACAACTTCAAATTACATTGTAGGTGGAGAAGTAGGTAATACTGGTCAATATGTTCAAGGTGGAGGAGCTCTAGTTAATTTAGGAACTTCTATGACTGCAGGTGTTGCAAGATGTGATTTTGACGATAGATCTTTTACTGGAGTTACGTTAACAGCTAGAGGAGCTTTAATTTATAATACAACAGCGGGAGTAGGAACAGGTACTACTGATGCCGTTTGTATTTTAAATTTTGGAGCAGATAAAACTGCAACTTCTGGTACGTTCACAATTCAATTTCCAGCACCAACATCAACAGCAGCGATTTTAAGAATCTCTGGTTAATTAGGAGGTAAGCTCCTATGGCAGGATTTGGTAATCAAACTTGGGGATACCTAAACTACGGTACACTAGGTGATGTCACTGTCTATGTTAGTAATCCAAACGATTCTTTATGGGGAGAAAATTCTTGGTCCTCTGAGTATTGGGGTGGAGGTGGAAACCTCGATGTCAATTTAAATTCCACAACTGTAGAATCTTTCGTCAACGTTGGTTGGGGTTCTGATCAATGGGGTATCGAAACCTGGGGTGAATCCGGTAATGTTCATGTAGTAACAGGTTTAGCAATGACTATGTCCGAAGGACTTAGTGGTATTTCTATAAATGGAGATTCAAATTTAATCCCTACAGGAAATTCTTTAACATTAAGCACAGAGACTCCAGAAGTTTTTGCTAGTTTTGTAGCAGAACCTACTGGTATCGAGATGGCAATGACATTGTCCTATGATCCAGAAATTATAGATGCTATAGGTCAAGAACTAGTTATGGCCCTTGGTTCAGCTGTAGGAGATGCAAATACTATAGCAGAAGTTTCCGCTCAATCTCCAGCTGCATGGGGTAATTCTAATTATGGTTTTGGAGTTTATGGTAACCAACCTGTAAATACTTTGGTTATGGCTATGTCTGAAAACTTCAGTGGAGTAGATCCTGCTCCAGATGCTGAAGCAACAGGTCAAGCAATGGCTATGAATTTAGCACCAGGAAATACTTTCATCATTCAAGCAGATGCAAATACAGATGTAAGTGGTCAAGCAATGGCTGTGAATTTAAATAATGTCGTAGTTGATTTAAATACTCCTGTAGACGTTAGTGGTTTCCCCTTAACAATGGCTTTAAATAATAACGATATAATCATTATTCCTGAATGCAATGTATTACCAACTGGATTTGGCTTGACAGCTAGCGTAGGAACCGCTACAAATGTATTGATTTGGAACGAAGTAGATACTGGCACAGCACCAGTCGATCCTCCAGGATGGCAGGAAGTTTCAACCAGCGCTGCATAATAGTGTTTGACACTATGACAAAATTTAAATAAAATATAAGATATTGGAGAATAAAAATTATGGCTAACAGTACTTCCGCAGATCTAAAACTTACAATCCAAGCGACGGGTGAAAACTCAGGTACTTGGGGACAAATTACAAATACAAACTTAACAATTTTAGAACAAGCAATTGCGGGTTATGAAGCTGTAGCTATTACAACAGGCGCTACTTTAACTTTTACAAATGGTGCAGTATCAAATGGTAAAAACCAAGTATTAAAATTAACTGGAACTATTGCAGGTGCAGTTAACGTTGTTGTTCCAGACACTTTAACAAAAGCATATGTTATAGATAACGCAACTTCAGGTGCTCATGCAGTAACTGTTAAAACTAGTTCAGGAACTGGAGTAACTTGGGCAGCAGCTGACAAAGGTACTAAAATGGTTTATTCTGACGGTACTAATGTTGTTGATACAGCATTCACAGATTTATCTTCAGATTATACACCACAGCTTTCAGCAGATTTAGATACTAATGGTAATAATATTATTATCGATTCAACAAAAAGTATTCTTGATGAAAGTTCTAATGAGCAAATTACATTCACAACTACTAGTGCAGCGGTTAATAATTTTGGCATAACTAATGCAGCAACAGGTAACACACCTTCGCTTGCAGCAGTGGGCGGTGATAGTAATGTTGGATTAAATCTAGTACCAAAAGGTACTGGTGTTTTACAAGGCGCAGGTTCAGCTTTAAAAATTGCAGGTTTGGAGACTATGTGGGTTCCAGCTTCAGCAATGTATGGAGCTACAACTAACCCAGCAGACTCACAACAAGTTGAAACAACAGCAGTAAGACCTGATATGAAAGTATTAGATTTTGATGCTGCTACAGATGAATTTGCACAATTTTCAGTAGCGTTTCCTAAATCATGGAATGAAGGTACAGTAACTTATCAAGTATATTGGACTCCGAGTTCTACGGATACAGGGGACTGTATTTTTGGATTACAAGGTGTAGCTATCGGTGATGGTGATACTATTGACGTTGCTTATGGAACAGCAGTAGATGTTACAGACGCAGGGATTGGAACAATCGAAGATCAACAAGTTTCAGCTGTAAGTAGTGCTATAACAATCGCAGGTTCTCCTGCAGTTGACCAACAAACTTACTTTCAATTATATAGAGATGCAAACGCAGGTGGAGATACTTTTACTGGAGATGCAAGAGTTCTAGGTATTAAGATATTCTACACTACTGATGCAGCTAACGATGCATAAGGAATTTAGATATGAGAGATTTAAAAAATAAACTCACATCAAATAAGAACACAAAAAATATACAAACACGAAAAGGTAAATCTTTTGGTTATCAGGTTTTAGGATTTGGTGCTGGAGGACCATCAGCAGAATTTATTACAGCAACAGGTGGAACAGTTACAGAATCAGGCGATTTTAAAATACACACTTTTACAGGACCAGGAACATTTTGTGTTTCTTCTATTGGTAATGATTGTGGAGGACCAAATTCAGTTGATTATGTAGTAACTGCTGGCGGTGGTTCTGGAGGAAGAGGTAGTAGTAACGGAGCTGGAGCTGGAGCTG